AAACTACCGGCCTCGTGGTCTGTATTCTGCGCAACCCAATCTGGCAATGGCAGAGGGTGACGCACCAACTGTATACGAAGCAGTGATCGATGACCACGACCTCCCTACAGGGTGGTACAAAGTGGTAATCGCACTGGACTGGGTACAGCCCGTCGATAAATACATGGAGTTCCTGTTTACCATTAATGGTGCAGACTCTAGGACGTATCGTAGGGTGAGTCACTACAGCTCACCATTAGTGAATGACTTCACAACTACGTTCTACATTCCGCTGATTGTAACACCGCACTTCCATGTGGACTTCCAAGTGGAGTTCCCTGACCAAGCGGGTTCAGCGAGTGGAATATTCCAGCAGGTCCAGATCGCGTATGAGATGTGGGGCGACTTCCCCACGCCAACATGATCAAGCGCATCAAGGTGGCGTGGCTGAAGCGTAAAGCTCAAGCCGCGTTCGCCCGCGTAGAGAAGAACCGAGGCAACGGACGTAGCAGCGATCTTCTCCAGAAGTATTGGGAGGCACTGGGCAAGTACCAGAAGTCCAAGGCAGACGCACTCAAGTAATTAGGGAGACACTATGAGCACTGACATTAAGAAGGAAGCGCTGGAGCGTTGGGACTTGCTTGAGAAACTTCAAAAAGAGTACGACAGCTTCGAGCCCTTCCTGATCGATGCGATGGAGGACCTGATGGGATTCCAGTGCAGCGATGTCCAGATTGATATAGGTGCATACTTGCAGTATGGGCCACAGTACCTTATGGTGCAGGCACAACGCTCACAGGCGAAGAGTACCATCGTTGCGATTTACGCAGTGTGGTGCTTGATCCATGATCCGAAGTATCGCGTGCTGGTAATATCAGCTGGCGCGGACGTGGCCATGGAGATTGCCAACTGGATCATCCAGATCATAATGAACTGGGATATCCTCGAATGTTTACGCCCTGACAGGCAGCACGGTGATCGAGCCAGTGCAAAAGCCTTCGACGTGAACTACCAGCTCAAGGGCGCGGAGAAATCTCCCTCAGTCGCATGTATCGGCATCACAGCCAACATGCAGGGACGACGAGCCGACCTACTGGTACCAGATGACATCGAGTCATCCAAGAACGGCACTACCGAAATACAACGACAACAGCTCGCGCATCTCAGTAAGGATTTCACATCCATCTGCCAGCATGGGCGCATATGCTATCTCGGTACACCGCAGACAACAGATTCAATTTATAACGACTTGCCGGGGCGTGGTTACAGCATACGCATTTGGCCGGGACGTTATCCGACACCTACGCAGCTCGATAACTACGGACCACACTTGGCTCCGATGTTAGCGAAGCGCATGCTCGATGACCCGTCCCTCCAGACCGGAGGTGGGCCACTGCAGGACCAAGGACAGGTGATCGACCCAGTACTGTTGCCAGAGGATTCTCTGACGACAAAGGAACTGGATCAGGGACCCGCATACTTCCAGCTGCAACACATGTTGAACACAGCACTGATGGATGCAGACAGGTACCCGCTCAAACCGAAGCAGCTTATTACCATGGACCTGAACCTAGAGGGAGCACCCGGCAAGATCGATTGGATGCCGAGCCCCGACAATGTAGTAAGGTTCACCGGTATGCCCGACAAGGCCGAGCTGTATCGCCCCTTCAGGATCTCTACAGAGATGTACCCGTACGAGGGTAGCTTCCTGTACGTGGACCCGGCAGGCGGCGGAGAGAACGGTGACGAGACCGTGGGCACAGTTACCTACTTCCTACACGGTTACGTGTTCGTAGTGGAACAGCTGGCACTCCCCGGAGGCTTCGACGTTGAGATGTTCGAGGCACTCTCGCAATTAGCATTGCGGCACATGGTCAATGAGATCGGTGTGGAGCAGAACTACGGCAACGGAGCATACGCTCAGATGTGGCGACCAGTTCTACTGGCGGCATACAAAGAGAAGGAGCATCCCGGTTGTCCCCGGATCGAAGACATTCACGAGACTGGTCAGAAGGAATTACGGATCATTGATTCACTTGAGCCGATTATGGCTCGGCATCGGCTCATCATAACAGATGATGTCTGGCGCGCAGATGTGAAGCAGGTACAGAAGTACCCGGTCAGTAAGCGGACCACGTTCACCCTGTATAATCAGATGAGCAAGATCAGCAGAGCACCGGGCGCACTTGTGCACGATGACCGGCTGGACTCACTCGCAGGATCTGTACGGAGATGGCTGGACAACCTCGCTATCGATGAAGAGAAGCGTATGGCCCAGAAGGTCACGAACGAGAACATGGAGTTCTTACAGTCGTGGTCCGACACAACCCCTCAGGAACGCCAGCAGGGACTCAAGCCTTTACCGAAGACCGTAGGGTCAGGTAGGATGGGATCGTCTCGTCGGCGTCCATCACAGCGCAGGATGAGGAAACGCAGATGAAGCTAAAGATACTGGTGCTCACCGTTCTGGTTATTACCGGATGTGGAGCCCTGCCTAAGTTGAGTATTACACCGGTAAGCGTTGACGCGACTGTCGGTGGTACTCACGAGACAGGCAGCAAGGAAGATAATATGGCCAAGCTTGAAATCGGTACCGAGGTATCGCAGGACAAGTATGTAGCCGAATCCTTTCAACAGATCGAGAACAATATTCAGGAGTATCCGATATGGCTGATTCTAGCCTTCGCCTTAGCACTTGGCTTAGCTGTGCCATCACCACTATCATTCTTCTCCTCGCTGGCGCGCAATCGCTCACAGCAGAAGCAGATAGCGAAACTGACCGCGCTGTTGGGTGTCTCGCAGCCAACATCTACCACGAAGCCCGAGGAGAGATCCTAGAGGGGCAGGTAGGCATAGCAAACGTAGTGATGAACAGAGTACGGGACCACAGGTGGCCTGACACGGTATGCGAAGTCGTATACCAGCCCTACCAGTTTAGCTGGACGGCAGGCAACCCGGTAATCGATGACGTACAGGCATGGAGTATAGCATACGCAATTGCGTCTGGTGCTGTGTCAGGTGAACTCGTCAGCATGGTTGGTCCAGCAAACCATTACCACGCAATCACGGTAGCGCCCAAATGGGCAGAGAACATGAAACGCATTCGCCGGATAAACAATCACATTTTCTATCTGGATGAAGGTTTCGCGATATAATCAGGAGAAGTATTATGGCAACACGCAAGACCACGTACACACCTACAGCTGGACGTCCGAAGCGGAAACGCGGAGTAACTACAGTCAAGCCCAAAGGTGGCAAGTCACGACCATACCCCAAGAAGCCGGGTGGTGGATTAACTGGCCAAGCTGGTAATGCAGCGGCGGCTATTCGTAAGAGCGCAAACAAAGCTCGCAACAAGTAGGAGTAGAACCATATGGCCAATACATTAGGCATAGTAGAAAAGACATTGGCCGAGGCGCGTGACGCTCTCGCCTCACCCAACCTGATCGGTGACCGCGAACGTTGGGACCAGATCAAGACTATCCGTATTTCGGATGCTGCAGATAACGATGTCGCTGAAGTCGATGACGATGTCAGCAAGATGGCACTGTTCACATCCAGCACACTGCTGGCACCATGGAAGCTCAACAAGAGCAAGCACGGTGGTCAGATCCAATCCGCAGGTAATGATCAAGCCGGTGACCCGGTGATCTTCCCAGTATAAGGAACGCAGTATGGTAACGCTATTAGATTTACTCAAGACATGTAACAGCGCGCCCGAGCGCCGTGAAGTGATCGTAGCTTGGAAGAACCGGGACTTGCAAGATGAAGTCTCGTGTGAACCCAAGGCAGACGATCCCGCAGTAGCCGACATCCTCGAAGAAGAGGACTGGGAGTTGCTGGACCTGTCAGAGTACGACCAGATAGTCTGACCAGACACAGGAGAAGTGCTGGATACCCGGACCTCACAGGACGCCCTACAGAGCCCTCTGTGGGACAAGAAGGAAGTTGACCCCGTTATCTTCGGTCACTGGCTAATGCAGCTCAGCAAGCCAGCAGCCACCTTGCTGTTCGCAATCAGCTCTAAGATCCATTCCGGCAACGAAGTAGCAGGAGACATCCGCCTCATAGCTGGTGATGCAGACCTCAGTAGGTCTCAGTACAGCCGTGCACGCAAGGAGCTTATCGCACAGGGCGTTCTACGGATAACCGGTACATTGGCTAGGCTAAACCCTACAATCGCTTATACCGCCCCCTATGGCCTCGACAACTACATGCGCTGGGACCGTATCCGAGATTGGTACTATCCCGCAATTGTTGCAGAAAGTGCATAGGCGACCCCCCGTACTTACTGGGCTCACAGTATGCCCTATGTATATAAAGGAGAAGAAGCGAGAACGTAGTGAGCAAGACGGGAACGGAAGTGACCTTGTAATACTATAATCCCTAAAATATAATAAACCCCTACTAAATGTAAGGGGGCACCTCTCTAGAGATACGCAATCCCAGAGTCCCCCATACGGGGTCCCCTTGTATTGCTTAAGTATACTACTAGCTGCTGGCACAGCGAGTGAGCATAAGCGAACGAGTGTCGTGGGCTATGCTGTATTGCTATCCTCATGTGAGTGTGACCACACGCAGTGAGGGTACACGGGGAGACATGCCTTTTTGCATCCATCCTCCTTATCATCATCATACATTGATAGTACACTGTATCCATTGACATCATGCTATGATCTATGCTTACTGTATCCACTGCGTGGTGCCTCCTACGCGGAGTGCGCCAATGTGTAGCCATTGGATAGCTAGTGCTGCGCACGCTAGTGGTGCTCACTGCACCTACCCACCACACTGGTGCATGATGCTCTGGGCATCACAATGCTCAATGAGTGTGCTGACGCTTCGCGCACACTCACGGTGCTAAGGCACCTAAATGAGCACACCCACGCCAGTTGGTTGGGTGCCCAATGGAGTCGGCGTCACTACGCAACGATACCTGTCCGGGCTGATGCCCTACCATGATCCTTGCTGCGCTTAACGCCTTGTCGTAATCCCTGCGGCTGTGAGCACTCGCATTCGCTCGCTGGCACACAGGCACCATGCAACTGCACGATGGACACTGTGCACTCACATGCTCCTTCCCTTGTTATTACTATCCAAAGGGCCTTATATTAGCGTCACTAAGGTGATCATCACGCCATGTAAAGGGTAGGTCCCTGAATGTCACCAGTGCACCCTGCACAAGCTGCGCTTGATTGGTCACCCTGCTGCCGCCGCCCTGCGGCTCATTCAGTGCCCAGTGTGAGCTTAACACCCGGTCACCGCTACGCGGCGCTGCGGCTTACTCACACCTGCTTCGCAGCCCTTGACATACCAGTCGCTCCGCTCCCTGCGCTCAATCCCCTTTAACCTAATTGCGAAGAGCAGCACAAACACGCTGCCCTTCTCAATCAATCAATCCTTTAAGGGAATAAAACATATGAATACTGTAACCTTTGCTCTTCTCATTGCAATCTCATTGGTAGTCTCCGTTGTAGTAGCAGTTGCTATATCATCTGGACTGCCTGTTATCCACACCATCATCGGTGGCACACTCACTGGTGTATTCTTCACCACATTAGCATTCATAGGAGATCGCTCATGAGAAACTTAAACCACATGAACAACCACGTTATCGCATACTTCATCCACTTGGAGCTAGTGACACTGGCTGAAGCAGAGATGTGGCTGTATGACTGCCCTGACTCGTACGAAGCCCTCACGGAGAAGGCTGCAGGCTACGAGGGTGACATGAATCAGGAGTGTGATGACGCACGTACTGCATCCTGTGGCACAATGGCTCAGGTGTTCGCAGACAATCCCATCAGCATGTTTGATGGGTGCAACACTCTCGACTGGTTCGGGGGTGAGGATGACTACCCGGCTATGCCTATCAGCATGGGTGGGGAGATGCTTCCCGAAGAGTGGGAAGGAGGGAGTCCAGCATGAGAATCGCAATCCTGATCATGGCTATATTAATCGTTCTTGGCACGTCATGTGCCGAGGACTTCATGAAGAAGCAACACCACGTTGCACTTACAACACAATTGGGAGACGAAGCATGAACAAGTTAAAGAGTATCAATTTCCTCGCAACAACCAAGCCCGGACCGGAGCTTGCATTACTTGCCTACTGCTGGTCATGCGACTTCGGGTTCGACCAGACCGAAGAGATGCTGCTGGAGCTGGGTTACTACCTCCCGGAGGACCAGTGGAACGTGTACGGTAAGCTCATCGACATGCAGATTGATTTGGACATTGGCAACCGGATCGGGGAGAGAGAGATATGAACAAGCAACGGATGGTACAGACCCTGGCCGCAGAGATGCACGCCGCGCTAGCTACAGTGCACAAGGCAAAGGCACGGTGCCACAACTGGGACAGTTACGATGCCCAGCCAGTGTATCACAATGGCAAGTGTATCGGGTCACTCGTACCTCGTATGACCCAAGAACAGATCGCAGCATCACCCGGCATCCAAGGCTGGTCCGCACCTAAATTCGACACACGTGGAGTACAAAGATAATGGCTATTCAATTGAAGCACGCTTCGACCAACATGGCAGCACACCAGTCAGCTAAGTTCCTCGGGGGACTGGCTGACCTGAGCCACAAGACGACAGTGGTACTGTTCGCAGTGCTGGTGATGGAGGAACGCCTG